TTAGCTGAAGGACAAACCCCACGGAAAGGGAAGTGGGCAGCCGGAGTGGTGGTCAAGCAAGCAGTAGCTATTATTCCATAATAGCTACTAGAGGAAGCGTAAATCTGAGCATGTAGTGATAAGGATTGAGCGAATTTTGCTCAGTCTTTTTTGCAATTTTTATATAAATTTATTTTTATACATCTCTAATCGCTTGCATGCAAACTCGTATTCTACATTGAATAGGTGCATAATTTGATATGGGGATGCCTTAGGAATGCGTTGTAGCATGAACGTAGGTACACATAAGTGGTAGCTAAAATAATTTGCTTGCCACTCTTGCAGTTCAATGAAGGCTTGAGGTAAATATTCCTGACGACCAGCATGCCATAGGTTATGTGCTATTTCATGGGCAAATTCCTGCCATTGAACTTGTTCGTTATTAGTGGCATTTAAAAAAATAATGCATTTACCATTCTTGTACACAGTTTCGCTGCTAAATTCCCAAAAGTATACGGGTATTTTTAAGGAGTTAGATATATTCTCGATTCTTAGCTCAGTAGGGATCTTTATGTTAATTTTTGCTAATAAATGTTGGATGTAGTCTTCTGTCCTTGAATATAAATACATAGTAGCCCCCTTAATAGAATGTATGTTCGTTTTTGGTGTAAAATAGATGGTGCACAATGTTGTACACCTAGTATATTTCATGTATATGTGGAATCAGAAAAGGGTATATTTAGTGACCATGTAACTAAAGCTTACCAATTAATAATGCTCATACTCAATTAAAATATGATGAACTAAAAAATCATGTCTGATCCTCTTCTTTAAAGGCCTCCCAGATTCTTTTAAGTCTACGGAGGTCTTCTTCTTTATTTTTTGGTAATTCTTTATACCATCTCTCTAAAGATGGGTCATTACGAAAGGCTGCAAACGCTTCTTCTTCCGAAAGCCTAGGATCATCAGATCGCCCTAGTAAATAATCTGTTGTACTAGATAATACAGTTGCCAACCGATCCAATTCATGATCTTTGATCGGTCTATCTCCTAGTTCAATTCTGTTCATAACACTCACATTTAAATGAACACGTTTGGCAAGTTCGCGTTGACTCCAATTTCTACTTTCCCTTAACTCAATAATTCTTTTTCCTATATTCAACGTAAACACCACTTTCTATATCAGCAACTAAATCATATCATAATTTCCAAAAAAGAAACAATTCATTTCTTAAACAGAAATACTTTTTTTGACATTTCTAATATAGCAATGTATGATAAGAACACATGTTCTATTAATTAAAAATGAATGGCTGGGAGGAAGTAACATGTGTTCAAACAAAAATAGGAGTGTAAGGAACAACAATTGTGTTAAATGGGTAGTCAATGAATATAGGCGAGATAAGCGAACCGGTCCACTATCACCAATATCAAGAAGTAATTATGCGCAGCTTTTATTTGAAAAGGGGGCGGGCTTCCATGAACAAGGAACAAATCGAGAGTACGTTAAAAGATTATCATTGGATGATTAAAGAAATAAATCGACAACGTAAGCTTTTAAATGAGGATATTGGTACAAGGTTGGTAGCTCCTTCAGGGATAGAATCATCACTCCCAAAAGCACAGGGAACCGTAAGCGATCCAGTAGCACAGGAAGTAATAAGGCGGGATAAGAAGAGTTCTTGGATTGTTAAACTAGAGAAGAAAGTGTTATTTATTCAAGAAAGATTGCCAGCTATCAAAGACCCTAGAGAGGCTACGGTTTTAGAATGCATGCTTGATGGGATGACAATAAGTGCTATAAGTCAGCATATGGGACTTTCAAGAAGGCATATTTATAACATTAAAGAATCAATTGTAGACAAAATTTCACAGTTTACACACTCTTCTCAGTAAATGACAAGTTAGAATAGCTTGATGTAGACTAGAGTCAAGCAAGATAAATCAACAACGATTTCTCACAGATGCATGTCCGAAATGACGTAAAACTAAACATTTCTTAGCTATCGATAGATATTAAAAAGTCGTGAATGCGCCAATGCGTGTTTAGGGCTTTTTTTTATTGAAATGGTAGTGAAGAAAAAGGAGGTGAAATTCAAGAGAAGATGAATAGTGGTTTGTAGTTGCATTAAGGAAGTAGGAGAGGAAGTACTTACTATTTTATTTGAATTCGGAGGGAACAAAATGGCAGATAATCAAATTAAAATGCAAGAAGGAAAAAACAAAATATTATTATTTCGTTTGCTAGAAAATCAAAGTGAAGAAGCAGCAAAGTTAGTATTTCAAACAGAACATACGTTTAGCTACTCTCGTGAGTTAGAAAGGATTATAACAAAGGATGGTTCCTTAATTAATGTCGGAGAATTAGAGTCAGAAGTTAGCATTGAAGCAATTCAGGCAATGGGTGATCCAGTAGGTGATATGCTTCGCCAATCTGTTATTAAAGGACAAAAGCTTGAACTATGGGAAGTAACAGTAGATGAGGAATTAAAAACACCAGATAATAAGTATCCAGCTATCTATGCTCAAGGTTATTTAGACTCTTGGGAAGACCCGGCAAATGCTGAAGAAAATGCTACAATATCTAGTAACTTTACAGTAGAAATGGAGCCACAATTTGGCGAAGCTACGTTGACAGATGAGCAGCAAGCTGCAGTACAGTACGCTTTCCAGGATACGACTGCTCCAACAAATGGTGAATGATTAATATACCGAGGTAGTTTTATGGGTTCATCCGATTTAATTATTGGATGAATCCATAAATTATTTGATTCTAATTGTAATGGAAGGTGGTAAAATAATGGAATTTGTAATTAATGAAAAAAAGTATGATTTAAAATTTGGAATTAAATTTATTCGAGAACTAGATAAGGAATATGAGGTGGATTACCAAGGAATGAAATTTGGTATGGGCGTAAATATGGCATTTATGAATCTACAACAGTTTAATCCAGTGGTCATACATTCTGTAATGAAGGCAGCTACTTCATATTTAGCTACACCACCAACGAATCAGCAGATAGAAATAGCTATTGAAAATTATGCGCAGGAGAATGACGGATTACATGACCTTTTTCTGTCATTGAAAGATGAATTGGGGAAGTCACCGGTCATGAAGGACACAATCAAACATTTTCAGAAGACAGCAAAAGTGAACAAATAGTAGATTCGGAACAAACATATGAGGATATTATTATAAATTGTTTTCGCCACTTTGGTTTTAAAAGTCTTTTTGAAATTGAGACACTAACTTTAAGAGAGTATTCCTTAAGACTACACGCATTTCGACTACAGCAAATAGATAAAGAGTATAACATGCATAAGCAGGCTTGGTTGAACCATCAAGTGACGTTAACAAGAGAACAAGGTAAAAAACAGGTTCCTATTTATAAGCGATTTAAAGACTTCTTCGATTATGAAAAATATTTGAAGGAAGTGAATAAACCGAAAATGCGCTTAAATAATAGAATGAAACGTATGGCAAAAGTAGCAAAACGAATTAATGCTGGAGAGGAGGTGTCACATGACAGAATCCTATGAAATTAATGCTTTTTTAGACGCCAATACATCTGGATTTGAGCAATCTATGCAAAATGCTAGTGGAGCAATGAATAATTTTATGAATAGTATGAATGATATTCAGGACGTAGGTGGATCCTTTACCGAGTTGCAAGAATCATTTGATCCTGTAGTAAACAAATTATCTGAGATGGAAGAATCACTTGGATTTATACCAGGTATGTCAGAGGGGATAGCACAGGTTCAATCTGTTCTTGACCCATTTTTGGGAGTTCTAGGTGGGACAGCTAGTATTCTAAACACGTTGTCTTCTGCTGTATTAGGATTTATGCCATTGCTTCAGGGAATACAACCAATCATTACACAACTCTTTACGATGTTATTAAATAATCCATTTGTATTAATTATTACATTAGTTGCACTATTGGTGACAGCTTTTATCTATCTATGGAATACAAGTGAAACATTTAGAGATATTGTAATAGGTGTTTGGGAGTCGATAAAATCATTTATTATGCCAGTTGTGCAAGAGATAGTGAATTTTGTGATGAGTTTATGGGGAATGCTAACCACTTGGTGGATGGAAAATCAAGCCTTGATTATGCAGATATTTAACTCTGTTTGGTCAGCTATTCGTACTGTAATTACTTCAGTGATGAAATTTCTATTGCCATTTCTTACCGTTGCATGGGAAACAATCTCACTTATCATTACCACTGTTTGGGATTATATAAAGACAGTGATCACTATTGCCTTAGAGATTATCTTAGGCGTTATTAGAGCGGTTATGCAAGTAATAACAGGTGATTGGTCTGGGGCTTGGGAAACGATAAAAACTACTTTTTACAATGTTTGGGAAATTATGAAGACATTTGTTGTAACAAAAGCACAAGAAATTTGGCAGTTTATTAAAAGTAAATTTACACAGGTAAAGGATACAATCACAACATTATTTACAAATGCTAAGGACGCTGTTGTAAGAGGATTTACCATAATGGTTACGAGTGCCTGGACGAAAGCACAGGAAATTGTTTCAGCGGTAAGATCAAAATTCCAAGAAGTATTTAACACTATTAGGACAAAGTTAATGCAATCAGTAACAGAAGTGGGAAACCAAATTGCTAAAATGCCAGGAAAGGTTATTGAATTTGCTGGAAGAATGGTCTCAGCAGGTAAGGATCTTATAATGGGATTAATTAATGGAATAAAGGAAAAAGCAGCTGGAGTAGCCAAAGCTGCTCTTGATGCAGCTAAAAGTGCGGTAAACGGTGTCCTAAGCTATTTAGGAATTAAATCACCATCCCGTTTATTTAAAGGTATTGGTGATGATACGATGGCCGGGTTTGCTATGGGGATAGATCAGATGTCGAAGAAAGTCGTGAATTCGGCAATCGCTATATCGGACAGAGTACAGGATTCCTTTAATCCTGAATTTGCAATGCCAAACATTGCAGGTCAGGTAAATAGCTTAAATCAAGCAGCTAATAGAAGAATGCAAAATCATTTGACGAATGAATGGAGTGTAACTAAACAGCCAGCATTTGTGAATGTAGCTATTGGTGGACAACAATTTACTGCTTTTGTAGAAGATATAACGAAGGTTCAAAATAGGAAAGATAACTTAACTCGTAAGCAAAATTGGTAGGAGGTGCTTTATGAGATTTGTAGATACGCAGGCAGTAAGCCGTACCGAAAATAACTCCTTAGCAATACAAACTATCTTTAATGAAAACAATTTAGATAAATTATTAACAGATGAAAATGGTAGTTTTGTAACGTTAACTGTTTCGGGAAGAAGTAATTTAAAGCAGCGTATTCATACAACGGAACTTCCTGGTGTTCATGGTGTTATGGAATCGAAAGGATTAACATGGGATGTCCGAGAAATCAAAGTAAAATATAAAATTTCAGATCAATCAAAGGAAGGGTTTAGGAGGAGATATAATCTATTAAACGATATGCTAAAAGGATCTAGAAAGGAACTAACTTTTACCGACGAGGATGTATCGTTTTATGCAACTTTGTTAGAAAGTGATGTACCTGAAGAATCAACAAATAGTTTGGTATCTACAATCACATTTTTGTGTTCTGATCCATTTAAATATGGGAAAAAACACCAAACTATTTCTTTAAGAAACTTTACTTGGGATGTATATAAGAATCAGATTTGGGGTGATTTTATTGGCAATTAGTACACCGACTTTGAAATTAGTAAAGCCAGAAATTACAGATGAAATTGGCACTTCTATTGCTAACTTTGCACAAAATGCAGATAAGATAGATTCAGCGATAAAGCAACTTCAAGAGGATAATTTAGCTTTACAAGGAGATGTAACGAAAAATAAAATGGATTTGGAAGCCATGAATGATTCTATTTCAAGCCTTCAAACAAATTTTAATACCATAAGTTCAGTAGTGGAAGAAAACAAAATAACGATTGAAACCATGCAAACACAGTTAGCTAATATCGAAGAACGTTTAACTGCATTAGAAACCGTATCAACAGAGGGTGAGGCATAATGCGATGGATTGAGATCGCACAAAAGTATGAAGTTAATGTACAAGGTTCAGTAGAAGCTTACCCTATTATTACTGCTGTAACCCAAAAGGAAATACCATATATTAAATTAAGTGTAGGCAATGCAGCGTTAAAACTGCATTATCCTTTTAAGAAAAATGATACTGTTAAAGTGGATTTTGATAAACGGAAAGTATTTATAAATGATGAATTACAAATGACATCAGTCGATTTGACCGATGCAGATTTTTTCCCGTTAACCCCAGGTCTTAATGAAATACAAACAGTACCTGCAATGCAATTAGAGGTTAAATATAGGGAAAGGTGGTTGTAATAATGAAAGAAAAATTATTTATTTTTGATAGGTATGATAATTTATTAGCAATCACCAATAACTATATAGAAGCTTTGTTGGAGGAGACGGTCGAGAAGCCCGTCTCTTTTACTATTACTTTTCCTATGTCTGATGAAGATGCAAGTTATTTAATGGGTGGCAATCAAATTGCATTCAGAGATTTAAAAGGAAATTTTAGGCTGTTTACAATTCGAGAGGTTGATGATAAGGACGGAGAATCTACAGAGAAGACAATTGAGTGTTTGCCAGGAATCCAAGAATTAACCGATGTAATTGTGAAAGAAGGAAAAATACAAAAAAAGCCAGCAGTTGATGCACTAGAGTTTATTTTAAAGAACTCTCGTTGGATAGCTGGAAATGTAGTAGATTTAGGGGATAATTCCATTAATTTTCATTATCATAATGCCTATGAGAGCCTAGGAAATTTGATAGGAATTTGGGGTGGTGAAATTGTTGATCGAATAGAAATAGAAGATAATAAACTTATAGGCAGATATATTGATATTGTATACCGTAAGGGCTCTGATTCAGGTAAACGATTTGAAATTGATAAAGATATAAAAAATATTACGAGGACTGTCTTATATTATCCTAAAACTGCCTTGTTTGGAAAAGGTGGTTCTATACAAACTGAAGAGGGAAATGAATCAAAACAAGTTTCGTTTCGTGATGTAGTATGGTCAAAGGATAATGGTGATCCTGTAGATAAGAAGTTAGGACAAGAGTGGGTAGGAGATGCTGAAGCATTGAATAAGCACGGCATTCCAAATTTAAAAACTGGAAAAATGATGCACCGATTCGGGATATTTGAAGATAATGATGAAACAGATTCCCAAATATTGCTTGAAAAGACATGGAGAGCGCTACAGGCTGAAAAGGAGACCCAAGTACAGTATGAGATGGATATTATTACCTTTTATCAGATTTCAAGTTACGAGCATGAACAAGTCTTTTTAGGAGATTCAGGGATAGCACGAGATAAAAATGTTAAGCCAATGATACTCATTGAGGCACGTATTATGTCATGGAAGTATGATATTGGGAATCCAAATAATGGAAGTATTGTTTTAGGCAACATACTAGACTTAAATCCTGATAACACTGAAATTAATTGGGTAATAGATAAGGTGAAAGAAGATAGCGGGAATTGGGATGCAGGTGGTGGACCAATTACAGATCAAAAATTTCCAGATGTAGAACCACCGGTTCCGTTAAATGTTGTAGCTGATGGTTTATTTAAGAAAATTGCACTATCGTGGACATTTGAATCTACGTACATCATAGCTGCATATGAAGTTTATGCAAGTCAGATAAATGGATTTGTGCCAGATCCAACCAATCTTGTCTTTCGAGGTAAAGTAGGGGCTTTTAACTTTGCTACAGACACCGATGAAAAATGGTATTTTCGAGTACGGGCAGTTAATACACATGGTACGCCAAGTGATTATTCAGAGCAAGTTAGTGCATCCACTGTACAATTAGCTTTACCAGACTTAGAAGATATTGTACCTGAATTTATTAATTATAGCATTTATGAGGGTGATGAACCACCAAATGTTAATGATTATACGTATTGGTTAAATACGAGTGAAGAGCCAAAGCTTTTATATAAATGGAATGAAACATTAGAAGAGTGGTATGCGCTTGCGCCAACTAATGCAGCCGATATAGAAGCAGTTAGTGAAAATGAATATAACGAGAAAATAAGTTCAATCGAAGAAACTGCAGAGCAAATTTCTTTAAGTGTGTCAACTTTAGAGCGAGAAGTTGATGAACATAATATAAGTATAGAGGATAACAGGTCAACCATTGAACAGCAAGCTAATGAGATAGCGCAAAGGGTAAAAGCTACAACGTATGAAGCTGATATGAGTGACATGAATATTCGAGTTACCCATGCTGAGTCTGAAATCATTCAACATGCGGATGAAATTCTGCAACGTGTTGAAAAGAATGGGGTTGTCTCAAGTATCAATCAGTCACCCGAAGAAATTAGAATTAATGCTGAACGTATTGCAATTAACGGAGATTTAGTTGTCAATGACGGAAAAGTCTATATTAAAGATGGTGTAATAACTAATAATCTTATTGCAGGAAATGCCAATATAGATGGAGCCAAAATAGCTAATGCTTCCATTACAAATGCCAAAATAGCGAATATAAATGCAGATAAAATTAATGCTGGAATATTAGACGCTAATAAAGTATTAGTCCGTGTGAAAAATGGTACGCAAGCTATAGAGATAAATGATAATGGCTTTGAAACGGTTGATAACAATGGCAACATCCGGATTCATATAGGGGTACAAAATATAGGGGGGAAAGGTCAATCCAATCCTGCTACAATTAGATTCTTTGGTGGAAGTGGAAGTGTAAGTGCTGGGGTTGGAATGAATGTTAATAATCATTTTATTATCGGTAGTGATCAAAATGGGGTATCAACATCTATTTACTCAGATTCCAACCAATTATATTATGGACAACAGCATAGGTTCGTTGCTTATGGTGTAACTAACCCCGCAGATTTTTTTCAGTTTTCAAGTGTTCTAAATACAGGAGGAACTGCAAGAGAACCTTATTTTAGAATACCACGTGATAATGTAGGGTATATAGGTTCACCATCTTTTAGGTGGTGGAGAATTTATGGACACAATGTACACGCAAATAATTTTAATGAGATCTCATCAAGAGATTCAAAAGAAAATATCCACACTATCGATTTAGAAGAATTACAACGGGTTTTTAATAAAATTGAGATAAAAAGATTTAATAGAAAGATTGGGGATAAGAAGACCGGCATTAAGGTACACACAGGTATAATTGCTGAAGACGGGCCAGAGGAGTTAATGAATGAGACGCAAGATGGCGTTTTATTGGGAAGCGCTATTTTTACAGTGGCCGGTGCACTCAAGTATCAGATGCAGAGAATCGATAACATTGAAAAGAAATTAGAAGGAGCATTATAAATGGAACATAATAAAGATATCAACCTACAATATGTAGTTAATTCATTAACCAATCAGATATCAACTCTTACTCAAGAAAAAGCATATTTAGAAGCAATTGTTACAAGTCAGCAAGAAGAAGCCAATAAATTACGTGAGGAGTTAAATAAAGCGGTTGATAAAAATGACTCATTATGACAATTTCAAATAGGAAAGCGAATCAGGGGAATTTAGATAGTAGGTAGGCTATAGATTTATGTAACGTCATAGATGTGGGGAGGCGGACATGTCTGAACAATGGTATACAAATAAAGAATTATTTGAACAAATAAGTTCTATCCAGGGAGATTTTAAAGACTTGCGTTCTGAAATGCAAGAAACAAGGAAAATTATTAGAAAGTATAATGGCTTACGAGAAGAACTTGGAGTAATCAAAGAAAAAGTAGATAGAATGGAAGCCGAATCAGAAGGAAAAGAATCAGTATCAGAAGCTGTCCGCTTATGGAGTGGATGGCTTTTTGGTTTGTTAACACTTGCAGTTCTAATTATTCAGCAGTTTTAGTGGAGGTGAGTAAATGGACAAAGGCACGATCATTCGTACGCTAGTATTGGCATTGGCGTTGCTTAATCAATTTTTGATAATTGCTAATCTAAACCCTATACCTGGAACAATGGAGACGTGGGGCGAAGCAATCTCTATTATATTTACTGCTACAGCAAGTACATGGGCTTGGTTTAAAAATAACTATATTACGTCAAAAGGTAATGAACAAAGGAAAGTATTACAGCAATCTAATCTGACAAGATAGTCAAGCGGCTAGTCCAAACGGGCAAGTCGCTTTTTTAATATAAAAATAATGAAGGAGGAATTTTTTATGACAAAAATTTTTATTGATGCAGGACATGGTGGTAGTGATCCAGGAGCAACTGGAAATGGATTACAGGAGAAGGATGTTACGTTGGCCATTGCTTTAAAGCTACGTGATATTTTAAACAGTGATTATGAAGGACATTCGGTTATGCTTTCGCGGACAACGGATCAAACATTATCCTTATCACAACGTACGAATATGGCTAATAGCTGGGGGGCAGATTATCTCGTTTCTGTTCATATTAATGCAGGTGGAGGTACCGGATTCGAATCCTACACTTACAATGGTAGCTATTCAGGCAAGGCTGAAACGAATCGATTACGTGCTATTGTGCATAATGCCATTGTGAATGAAACAGAGTTTAGGGATCGTGGAAAGAAGGAAGCAAACTTCCACATGGTAAGAGAATCTGCTATGCCAGCTGTGCTTACGGAGAATGGTTTTATTGACAATGCTGCAGATGCAGCAGCATTGAAGTCGGATGCTTTCCTAAATAAAATTGCTCGTGGTCATGCAGAAGGTTTAGCAAGTGCATTAGGTCTTACCCTTAAAGATGTAAATGATGGGCAAGGATATATTGAAGTAGTTGTTGATTCATTATGGACTTATAATACGGCAAATTGGAATGATAAGGCAGTTATAGTAAATCAAGGGGAAGTCTTTACTGTCATTAGGGACAAGTTCCCAGTAGATGGAGGTTATATGTATCAAATTAAGAGCGGATTGTATATTACTGCAAATCCAACCTATGTAAGGTATTATACGAAATAAAAAATCCGCTAAGGGTGTTGAATCCCCAAAGGTTACTAGATAAAAAAGATTAACCTTTGGGGTTCACCTCACTGTGAGGGAGGATCTTTAACTTTTGCTTATTCAAAATAAAGATCAAAACCTTCAAGTATTTCTCTAGCAGTTTTATTTTTTGCTTAATTGCTTTAAACCTCCACCATAGAAATTTTATCCCGCATATAACTGACAGTAAAACCCTCACTGATTGAAGTTTCACTCTATATAGGGTTGGGCGCCTCTGTTAGTCTGTCAAGGTGCTTATGATCGAACCCAGTTTTCCTTTTATGCACATTACTAGCTACATATTTATGTTCAAAAAGTTAATATGGAAATTGGAAACCAATATGATGCTTATGAGCTCCCGATATCTAAGCCAAAATATACCAATTCACATAGTATAATTAAAATTACTATTAACTTAAAAACAATCCTCAGTTCGTACTAATTTTTCCATTAATACCTTTTTAAAATATTTATGTTTAAGAAAATCTACTATAATTAAATTAAGAGGAAGAAGAATTCATAGTACTTGTCTAATGGTAAGGCTTTCTTTGTTATTTTTTGAATAGAGTTGGAAGTTTCCTTAACAATTGTAGCCAGGATAATAGCCAGGGTGGGGATGGCTGTATACATATTGCATCGGATTATAAGGGTGTGGTAGCGGCATGTTTGGATAATGAACTGAAGTATAACCTTGGTTGTTATTTTTTGATTTGCGACTACATTCATCCGTTGGTCCAATAATAATGGTTTCGTTTTTTATCGGTGCAACGGCCTCTTTCCATGCTTCTGGATCTAAGCAATACGTATGAGCTATAACGTCTACAGGAGTTTTTGTCAAGATATCTGACCCTAAGATATATTCAGGATATGGCGCGTCAAAAATGGCTAGTAAATGTGTGTTGTTCTCTGACGCTTCTTCCCAATGCCACCATCCCTGAGGTATATTTGCAACTTGGCCTGGTGTGATTGGTATATTTTTAACTTCGTTATTGAAAGGGTTCATAAAGGAAACGACAGCTGAACCACTAATACAATACACCAATTCTGCTGCGTTTTGATGATAATGTGGCTCAACAACATGACCCTTGCTTAAATAGATATCAAGTATCGATACATTACTTAATGTATTTAATACATCTCTTCCTAACCGGTTAATATAATTCTCGGAATTCCTTGTAAATAATCGATTCGTATTTAAATCCGAGAAATATTCCACGTCAGGCTTCGTGTAATCCATGTAAGAAGTTACCATAAGCTTTTCTCAACTCCATATATTTAAAGTTATTCACATCATATCTTATGAAAAGGTATGGAAAGTGTGACAAATGCCTATATTGCTTACAACTAAAATTATGAGAAGCTTGCGAGAAAGAATACAAATGACATAGCGTTATGATGAATTAACGAAAGTATGGAACGTGATAGGGTGGCTATAGAAGTAATTCAAGCTAACAGGTAGGAATAAGTTTGATATAGTAGCCTAGCCATCGGTGTTCGTTTAGAAGGTAAATGACCATGTCTATAGGGTGATTGTTAATAATTTTTCTTTTGACATAAACAAAGGACGTACACGAATGCACGTCCCACTACTAACCGCCAATAATATGGTATCCAGAATCAACATGAAGAACTTCTCCGGTAATACCTCGGGAAAGTTCACTCATAAAGAATAGTGTAGCATCTCCAACTTGATCCTGATCCACATTTTTTCGAAGAGGAGCTTTTTCTTCGATCATCCCTAATTTTTCGTTGAAACCAGACACTCCTTTGGCTGATAGTGTACGAATTGGTCCGGCAGATACTGCATTAACTCGAACACCATATTTACCCATATCTTCAGCTAAATATCGCACGCTTGCTTCTAGAGAGGCCTTGGCAACACCCATAACATTATAGTTTGGAATAACCCTTTCTGCACCAAGATAAGTTTGTGTAACAATACTTCCACCCTCTGTCATTAGGTCCTTTGCGGCTTTTGTTACAGCTACTAAGGAATAAGCACTAATTTCCTGAGCTAGTAAAAAGCCATCTCGTGATGTGTCTGCATACTCACCTTGTAATTCCTCTCTGTTAGCAAAGGCTACTGAATGAACGATTCCATGAATGGTTCCAATCTTTTCTTTTATGGTAGAAAAAGCTTCAGTAATACTCTCGTCATTAGCTACATCACAGGATACAATCAACTTAGCTGTAATATCATGCTTATCAAGAAGCTTTGTCAATTTCTTGTAAGAACGATCTTGTCTATATGTAAATATTAGATTTGCTCCTGCTTTATGTAAGGATGATGTTATTCCCCATGCGATGCTTCGTTCACTTGCAACACCCATGATAACAATGTTTTTTCCTTCTAATAAATTCGTCAT